TCTACGATAGGCTTAATAAGTTGTTTTAATTCTGATTTCTTCATCTTAATCCCTTACAATATCATTTAAAATTCTGTTAATTCTGTCTGCTTTCGTATAAACACTTTTTACAACGTCGTTACTTTCTTTTAAATTCATAAATGCTCCAATAGTAGAAGGATCAGATACAAAGTCGAAACAAATTAAATTAAAATCATCTTCGACAATAGTGTTCCCCATTCGGTCTTCGTGAACAGATCCCATGCCTCTTGAAGAGATACCAAGTTTTACACCAGAATGAACAAGTGACTGTAGAATTTGACCTGATGGAGTATTAAGAATTTTACATTTACCCATCACATTATCGCCTTCCCACCAGACTGAAGTCATAAGATGAGAAACATTTTTTAAATTTACAACAGAATCTTCTGGGTGATCAAGTTCGCCAAGTGCTCTGTTTTCTTTAATAACTTTTTGATAATTCTCGATTTCTCTTTCTAGAACTGTTCTAGGGTAAACTCTGCCATTTTGATTTTTAGCTTTTGCACGCTGGATCACTCCAGTAAGATACATTGCTTTACCTTCTGCAACTTCGCTTTTTTCACTCTCGGTTAAGAAATCCTGGCACAAGCCACCTTCACAAAGTTCGTAATACTCTCTCAACAGATATTTGTTACTCATTTAAACTCTCCAATAAATTCTACAAAATAAAAAGCGGGCGTTACCCGCACGAGCTAACATCCATTCTTACAAAGACGAACAGGCTGAATCATCCATTTCTTCGCAAACATAAAGATACCTCACTTTCAGTTTCACCCTATTTGAATGCCATCATCGTCAAATGTAATTGACAGGACGTAAGAAGTACCTGAACTAACGCATCCGAGTAAGAAAGCCGTAATAGGGCTATAGTCAAAACTAAATAGTTGGGTGTATGGGTTTATACTCCATAAAAGCAAACCAACCCAAAAGCCCATACACATAGGGCATTTGAAAAGTTCTCCAAGTTTTCCCTTGGTAGGTCTGATTGAATTAAATATCGAACCATAAACTAATATCTGGGTGAGTCCGTATGCGGAAAGAATAAAATATATTAGGTCCACGAAGTTTACCTTTCTCAATAAACCCTGTAGTAAGATTGCATGGCGGGAAATTTAGATACTGTGCCTTTTTCTTTTTCTTGAGGAACTTCACCTAATTCTGTAGAATCATTCTTAGAAGGGTTTAGTTCTGCCTGCGTAATTGCATCTTCGAGAGCATCTTCAAAGGCATAGTAAGGCTTTTCTTCCTCAATAAACTTTCCAATTGTATAGATTGTAACCTCAGTGGCGTCTGCACCAATTTTTGATTCAGGATAAGTTCCTTGCATCGAGCCATAAACATTTCCTCCCTGTACTGTTTCTGGAAGGATTACTCCCTTTTTCTGCAAAAAACTAAACAACCTATCTTGCGCTGCGTATACGTCGTCAGACATCTCACTCTTAGCAAATGCAAGAATCTGCTTTTTCTCTGGTTGTACTACAATATCCATATCATAATGATCATAAATTGCGAAATCGCCACCCAATGTCTTCCTAAGAATCATTTTCATTTTTGGATTATAAACAAAATTCTTTTCTGGCTCACCTACTTGTACTTTGATTTCTTCATTCATGAGAATTTACCTCTCTGACAAGATCTTGTACCTGCATGATTTTTTTAATAGTACGTTCATCTAAAGGAGTGCTCTTAAGTGATTCCAAAAAGTCAAGAACTTTGTTTGCTTTTTCGATCATTAAATCATCTGAATTTATTTCTTCCAATTCTAGTGACTGCTTTACCTCGTTCCTCAATCTTTCTATCTCTTCATTTAAGTAAGTTTTCAAAGAAGTGCCATTATCTGAAACAGAAAAAATATAGCGAGATACAACTTTCTGCTGCTCTTCATGAAGTTTGCCAGCGTAAGTTTTATTGAACTTGTTTGTAAAAGTCTTATAAGCAATTGAATCAATGTGCTCCATAATTTCTTTTTCTGTCTTCGCTTCTGCCCTCGTTATCTCTTCAATGATCTTGTCTTCAAGAAGAATTTTTTCTTCAGTAGATGCGTTTTCAGAGAAAAGTTGACCGATGGTAGCCATAGTTTTATAATTTGGAACAAAATTGGAGTACACAGTCTGTCCCAACTCTATATTAATTTTTTTAATCAGTTTAGATTGCTCTGCAAAAATCCTCTGTGTGTTCAGTCGTTCTCGATCTCGACGAACCTCAGTTAAGACTCTTTTTGCAAATGTTTCTTCTGCCTCTTTCAAATTCATTAAAGTTTTGTAAGTTTGCAGATCTTTGTAAAGAATACCCCTCTTTTGAAAATGTCTTTTAATGATTCTTGCAATTTTGCCTTGACGCTCTTCATTATTGCTGACTACAGACTTTGCCATCTCTTTGATAAGCGCTTCAAATAAAAATGCCGTATTTCTTTTCTTATTGTGCTTAAACTTCATTACTTGTTTTCCTTTAATTGCTTATTATTCTTCTTTGCAAGGTTTTTTACAAGAGACTTGACCTCCCAGTCTGTCAACTCTTGGTTTACCTCAAGAAGCAATTTTTCCTCTTTGTCTATGTAAGTAGTTTCATCACTTTCGTAAATGCCACGAGAAAGTGTCTTCAAGTCGGATAATCCTGGCATTGTATTCCTTGGGGTGAATGAAGCAGTCTCGTCAGACCATTTAGATTTTGTGGAACGCTTCTTTGCACCTTGTGGTCGAGAGTCTACTTTTTCAGGATGATATACTTTACCCTTTGCGCCTGGGGTTAAATAACCATCTCTCTTACCTGGGGCTGCGAGCAATGCTGAGTCTGGCTCATCGCCACCCTCGTCGCCACCTAAGTCATCGCCTCCTAAATCATCGCCGCCCAGGTCGTCGTCGCCAAAGTCGCCTCCACCTGCGCCGCCGTCGCCAGATTCTGGTGCCTCGCCTGCTGCCTCGATTGCCGCAGTTAATTTAGAGTCGTGAAACATTTCTCGCTCGATGCGAACGACTTCCTCTTCTGTAAGTCTAAAGATATTTCTATAAACCCAAGCCTTTGAGAAGTAGCCTTCAGTTGCTGAATCTGCAATTTCAAATTTAGCCCGCATATGTTCTAATTCTTGCATAGAAGCAATTTGAGAAGGATTATTCAACTTCAAAGAAAATTTTGTTAAATCTTCACCTCTATAGCCAAGAGTATAAAGATGAATGATGCCAACCTTTTCTAATTCTGCAACAACTGAACGCTGAAGTCTCTGAATAGTTCTTGCAAAACGAATATCCTTTTGTGCAAGAGTTGCCTTGTCCTCGTCTGCGCCTTCGCCTCGTGAAAGATAAGACTGTGGAACTTTAAGTGCTGAGAACAATTTATCTCTCAAATATTTTACATCGTCGATGTCGCCTGTAAACGAACCTCCAGGGAGAGATTCTATTCTTGTATTCTCGCCGCCACGGACAGGAACGAAATAATCTTCATCAATAGAGAGTGGGTTATATCTTAAATCAACTCTGCCTGTATTTGCATCAACAACTTGATTTTTCTTCATAGTTGTAACAACTTTGTGCATATACTGTTCTACATCCTGTGGAGCGATATTACCTACATCAACATAAAATACTCTTCGCTCTGGCGAGCGAGTAATTCTATAGGACATCATAGCATCTTCCAATAGGTGAAGTTGCCGCCAGATGCGACGAGCAGGCTCCAAGATAGAAGTCCCGTAAGGAGCATACTTGTCATTTCCGAGAATGCGAAAGTGAGCAACCTGCCAATTCTCAAAAGTAAGTCCAGCAGAATTCCACTGATATTGAATATAACTAGGATTTGTGGGATCTTCTCCCTCCATCCTCTCGACCTCCGATGGGGGGAGAGGAATAAATGACTTCACACCAATCTTATCATCAAGATCTACATAGAGAAAATAATCTCCATATTTACACATTGTGCGGCACCAACCATATAAATTAAACTCAACATTTAATACATTAAAATAAAGAGACTCAAGAGTAGATTTAATTTCTTGATTTGGACACTCAATGTTCAACATCTTATTGAGATCGTTGTGATAAGTCATCTCGTCGGCATAAATGTCTAAAGATGAGGCAATGATGGGCTCAAACTCCATTTGATCAAAATCTACATATCTTTCATTACGAATGCGATTAGACATAGCGTCGTTATGAATATGTTCAAATGGATTATATTGACTTTTCTGAAACTGTTTTCCCGAAGCGGAAGTAAAGCGAGTCGCATAATTGTCCAATGCTTGGCGCTTAAACTTTCTTCTATTTTGCTGTCTTCTGTTTACGATTGGACCAGAAAAGAGTCTGGTGAGTCTTTTAAAAAGAACAGAATCTTCGTTCTTTATGTTTTGATTGTCTGCCATCTATTTTACCCCTTAAAAAGACCAGGGAAGTTGGTCATTATTTCTTTCATCTGTCGAACGCCGTCAGGCTTACCATAGTTTACCATACCAGGGACCGCTGTGTTAAGTTGAGTTCTAGAAGTAGTCATTGCATTTAATAATGCCTTCTTATACTCTGTATCTCTCTGGTTTGAAACCAAAGCAGTGTCCCTCACCCAACAAGCAATCGCCATTGACATCACAAGATCATCATTATAACCTCGCATTGCTTCAGGCTTTCCGTTATTCCACACAAAAGTCTTTAATTCATTGTAAAGACGATTTGATGTGATAGTAATTAGGTCATTTCTTATAAATTCTTCTAACTTAGCAATAATAAGAGGTCTTGTTTTCATTGATGTAGTGAAGCCAAGTATTGCTCTGCTATTGGAACGTGCTGCTGAAGAATCCACAAACTCGTGTGTTGCCTTTACAGAGTAGTAGATATTTGGGTACCCTGCCTCTTCTAGTTTAGTGAGCACTGCATAGCCAACATTATTATTTTCCACCACAAGCAGGCAACCTCCATAAGTCTTCCCTACGTCAGCGAGAAACATAGCGT